CCAATCGACGGGATCGTGAACTGGTCACCGTCAGGAAAACCTTCAAGCATACGCACGTAGCGTTGTGCCATCATTTCGTCGCGCAGAATTTCCTTAAGCTCCGAATACCATACTACCGAGCGAGTAAGGAGACACATGTTGGCAGTAGTCATAGACATTTTAGTCTTCTCCTAGTTTATGGTTTCCACTTATTCCCAAGACGAGCAGCATCATCCATCATCTGTCGTTGAACCTTGGGAGTATAGTAGAGGGATTTACTTTCCCGACGAAGCTTTTGGTAGTAGTCAAAATTACGCTCCGCCGAAGCTTGCATGTTGACCCCTTCCGTGCGAACCGTCCCCGACACAATAGGTTGGAAAGATTTCTTCGGTTCACCAATCAGGTTGAAGAAGGCGTTAGGCGACTCAGACGCTAGTTCCTGCAGACGCTGCACAGTCAAGCCAAGTTCTTGGGCTTTCTTCTGGACAACGGCAGGGGCCTCAGTACCGTAGGTCTTCTCAAGTTCCTGATCGACAAGAGCGAGGTTCTGCTTTACAGTATTGTCTCGGTCTCGTGCAGTCAGAGTTTTCTCAACAAGGCTCTTTAGGATATCCTCACTCACTTGCGGCGGGGTATTGCCATCAGTATTAGTGCCACCGTTATTATTGTTGTTAGCCGCTGCAGGTTTCACGTTGGTGGGCGACATGGCCTTGGTCTGCAGTTCTTCGAGTAGAGTCTTGGCGTAGTCCTGTTTCTGGAGGTCTTCACGCATCTGCGCGAGTTGTTCTTCCAGATTTTTAATGTAGCCATCAGCTTCGAGTTTGCCTTTGGCCAACACTTCAGGGTCTTTCCAGTTCTCTCCCTTAGTGGCGACGAGCTTTGCTAGATAGGACTCCTGTTGTTCAGCAGTCATCTGTGGTGCTTGGCTCTCTTGACTCTGCCCAGTTGGTTGCTGAGCTTGGTCGAACACGTTTGTCAAATTGTTAGTCCTTGTGGTTAAGGTCGATTAAGTTAAGTAGATCGTCGAGAACAGCGTTATATTCATTCACAGCGATCTGTTTGTATTCCCAACCGGGGGAATAATCCCGAACAGCTTCCTTACGGACATAGTGCTGCTCTAGAATTTCACGTAGGTCGTCGAAGGCATTACGGTACGACAACACTTCTTGTTTGCGTTGGTTCCGATCAGAGTCCTTGACGCCTCTAAGCCATACAGCTTGCATTAAGCACCTAGTTCTTGAGCAAGCATAAGTTGCTCTTGGTTCTGCATTTCAGCTTCCTGAACGGCCTGTTGAGTCTCAAGCTGTTCCATAACGCTAATGTTCTCGCCGTAAAGTTTAGGCTCACCAAGTTCTTCCGACATGATACGAGCAAACTCTTTACCCGAGAGGTGAACGGAAACACTTGGGTCGGCAAGCTTAAGCTGGTAAAGCTGTGTAAGGTTCTGTACCCGACGAGCACGTTCAGCAAAGTGACGAGCACCGATAGCACTGATCTTACCGCTACCAATGATGTCGGTCTTGGTGATGTTACGGAAGAACGTATTCCCCGTGGTAGGGTCAACCATCGACAAAGATTCAGTAGACGACAGATTACGACGACCACATTCCAGCATAGCGTTCAGGATAGGCTCAAGGAACGTACGCTCAAAGTGGGCAGTCTTGTGCTCAAAGATACGCGAGGCGGAGTTCTGTAGGCTCTGGACCTCAAAGGCAGTCTTCTCACCGGGCGTACGGATACCCATAGCCTGACGAGGAGCACCAGCCATCTCCTCCATCTTGTTCTCAAGGAGTTGAATCTGGAGGTCAGCTTGAAGGGCAGTGCCATCCGGCTGCAGGTAGCCTACGTCGCCTTCTTCACCAAGGTAAATACGAGCACCCGGTGCAAAGTCAAAGTCTTCTACGTCCCCACGAATCTTCATCACAGGGTAAGCAATCTGGTCGAATACGTCAGCCTTAAGGTTCTCAAGGTGGTCGATACGATACTGCATACCGACGAGGTTATCCAACGGACCCATAGCGTACAGGTTATCGGGACGAGGACGCCAGCCAGCCATAAAGATAGGCGCATGGCCCAACCACGAGGGGTTCTCTTCATTGTCCAGAACGTAAGCACGGTCGACAACAGTGATGATACGATCCGAATGGAGTTTGTTGTCGTTATAGTCGAAGATGTCCCCGTAGAACGTAAGAACCTCTACGTAGTCCGACTCATAATACTGTTGGATCGACGTAAAACCATCGGCAATGAAACCGTCAGCTTTGTTATACGCAGAGTCAGCCGAACGAATAGATGCCCGAGCGTACATCATCTTGTCGATAATACCCTGCCAATGAGCCTTAGAAGGGTCTTTGTCAATCATCCGTTTGATCTCACCAAGGGTAAGAATGTTCTTGATGATCTTAGGGGTCTTATAGAAGTCAGATGCAGTAGGGTTAAATACGATGTCGTAAGGAGAGATACGGACCAGACGAGGGCCTTCGTAAGAAACGGCGACAGAACCATCCTGCTTAATGTTGGAGGTGTTCTCGTAGACTACAGTAGCAAAACAGTTGCCGTACTGAATCCAATCGTACAGAAGGCTAGAAGAAGTATTTACAAAGTCAGACTGACGGACCTTATTGTCCATGTACGCTTGAATGGACTCGATCTTGTCCTTCTTGTTGCTCTTGCTGTCAGAAGGTTCGAAACGCATCCACTTCTGCTGAGGGAACAAAGTAGCAAAGTAGTTCGCATGGAGGTTGTCCATGATCTGCGTCAGCTTAGGTGTCGTCGTAGAGTTCGACCACGGAAGGGCAGCATTTTTCGTCGTACGAGTGTCCGTAGCGTAGAGGTAATTACGGAGTTCTTTCTTTTCGACAAGCCACTTGTCACGCAGAGTATTCCACTCGACCCAACGATTAGCAATCTCGACAGCGAGAGTATCGGGGTTAAGCAGGTGCTCAAGTTCGATGGTAGTTCCGGCCATTATGCACTGCCTCTAAATCGTGAGTTAGCCCAGACGATATTGCTACTCTTGCTGCGCTGAACGTTCTTCATAGGTTTCACAGCCATGTCGACAGCAGAGGCAAGCGCATCCTTAACGTCGTCGTGGGCTGGGTTACGGCTAGACAGTTCTTCCTCAAGGATTTGAGTATTACCGCCTCTGTAGTGCCAGATCGAAAGGTTGTCGTAACGAGGCTCAAGGATGGCTGCGATACGCTCTTCCTTACTGCCCTTATTCGGTCGGTACTCTTCGATGGAGATCGACAAACCATGTTGCTTGATGAGTTCTTTAAGCTGCTTCACAATAGCTATCTGAGCCACCGTGACTTCTGCCCTCATCTTCCTGAACGACCACTTATTACTAAGCTGTAGTATATGGTCGAAGTAGTCACTGATGCGATCCGTACGGAAACGATCAATCTCTAAGACGTAGACGTTATTCTCACCATCGACACCGACGACAACCATAGCAGTGTAGTCAGCTTTCTTGCTAAGGCTAAACGCGAAGTCTACTGCACAGTAAACGTTCAGGCGGTGCGTCTTGTAGAACCAGTAACCATTATCAAGGTGGAGATGCTTACGGTCGTAGTACTGGAACTTGTCTGAACCTACGGGTACGTTATCTGGGTCCGTAGGATCGTTGTAGTACTGCGCCCTGAACTGTCCTTTGTCGAGGTACTGCCCACGCTTCTTAGCTAGAATCTGTTGGTCGAAACCAAACCACTTACCGTCTTTACGCTGCTGACGAGGCCACAGGAACTCACCCGTACCATCGCCCCTATCTTCTACTGCACGTTCAAAGATTTCGTAGATGTTCTCTTCGCCAATTTTACCACCGTCTTTGTCGTACTGGTCCTCAATCATCTGCATCAAGTCGTTATACAGATCAATCGGGTGGTAGCGAGTACCTACGACCCACTCACGGGCTTCAGCACCTTCGATGGACGACAACAGAGAATACTGGCTTCTTACTTTGTCACGGCCTTCATTAGTGTACGCATTTTCATAGACAACCACATCATCGAGAACTGCAATGTCACAGTGCATACCAGTAAGGGAAGTAGTGAGGCCACCAGTGAAGATGCTAGGGTCACGTACGTTTTCTTTCTTACGCTGAGGATGATCTAACGCAATCTCCGAGGTGGTCCAACGAGTACGCTTACCTTCTTCAGGATGGACGTGCTCAGGCCAGTAACGACGATATACCTCAGAGGTAAAGATACCTTTCATAAAGCCTAGCTGCTTCTCCGCGAGGTTAGCCGTAGCAGAGATGTAGAGCACACGCAGCGTAGGATTCTTCGTAAGTTCCCACACAACTCGGTAAGCTACCATACGAGACTTCTGATGGTCACGAGGGAACAGAACGAGTTGGTGAGTCTTGCTGTCTTGACGTGTCCACCAGCCGAGCAACTCAGAGTGACATTGACCAAGGACTTGCTCAGGAGCGACAAGCTTGATGAAGGTCTCTAAGTCAGCCTCGGCAGCTAGACGGATTGTGTCGTTGACTGATAAAGAACTCATGTGACAATAATACCACAGTTGATTTGGTTTGTCAAGGGGTACGTTTTGCCCTTACAGCACTACGCTTTCAGCCAACCGTAAATCTTCTCGGTCTCTTTCTTTCGGTGGTCTAGGCCAATGTATCCACCATTCACCCGCTTCGTGATTTGCTTGATGATGTCTTCACTTACGCCTTTATCTGCGATAGCAAACAAACCATTCTTCTCGAAGAACCACATGGCAGTCTCCATCGCATAGTCAGTCTCGACCAGCGAAGGGTTCTCCATCACGTCAGGTACACGCATATCAGAGGCAAAGGAGCGGTAGTTGTCCTTGCCCGTCAATTGCAAGAAACCACGGCCAATCCAAATGTGACCCTCGCCCTCTCCGTTGCCCATGCGGCCAGAGTAAACCTTGTCAGCCAGCGCCTTAGGGTTACGAGCGTAGGGGGTAGCCTCAGCCACACTCTTGAACCGAGAGGGCCAGACCTTGCACATGGTCTCAGCGGAATAATTGAGGTTCTCACGGGTGAGCTTGAAGCCCCCACTCTCATGGCTTGCTTGCCCGAGCAGGTGAGCGCCACGTTCAGGAGAGAGCTTAAAATGCTTAGCAATAGCCCGTGCGGTGTTAGGCCCAAAGGAACCATCAGCGACGACACCACACTTCTCTTGCAGCTTCTTCATAGCGTCAGACATTACGTTTACAGGCTCTCTATTTGTCGTTACATTCTTGTGCAGGCGGCTCATCGTCTCCACCCTTATTGCGATTGTTTCCAGCAGCTAGAACGCCACCCAGCGCACCCACTAGGAACGACGTAATAGGCGTCAGAATTGAGAACAGTGCTCTGTCGTTTTCACTCGACTCACCCAAAGGCTGGGTTACGAACACCAAAGAGTACAGGATGATAAAGATACTGATGCCAAGGATTAGGGTCAGGGATACCCCTACGAAGTAACGTAGCTTAGCCTCTAGATACTCAGGGTCAGTCTTTTTCATTCTGATGTTCCCGTTAGGTCAGTGGCACACATTCGAGTACGAAGGCAAATAGGAGGTTGGCATTCAGGGGTGTCGAAATGGGAAGGCGACTGACATTCATAACGATAGAAGCCATCACCGCTGAAGTAAAAAAGTACACCAATGGCAATGACAGACGCAGGCCATATCCAATGTTCTAATACCATCTTACCATCTCTCCAGATAACGACCCCAGAAGTACAGGCCAAAACCGGCGATAACGCTTGTTGCTAAGATAATACCTGTCCAGAGTGCAGCCTCTAGGATGCCTTCGATTAACTCTTTGCGACGATAGACCTGTTCGCGCTGTTGTTCTCTTACCCTACGCTCAATAGCTTGGAACTCTAGCCATGCGTCGTTACCATAACTGTAGCTGATAAGCTGACGCAATTCCTTACGCTGTTGTTCGCACTGCTTCTGGGCTGCAAAGATGTCGATGGCGCTCTGCTGGGTGTCCTTACCGAATAACGTCTTGAAGACACCCGGTGGTTCATTGGCTTTGTCGGCAGCGTAAGCAATGTCAGAGACAGCTTTACCCCACTCCGAGAGTTGAGATGCCATGTCTTGTATTTCACGGCCAGCCGCAATGCCCTGCTTGAGCATTGAGAAAGCTTTGCTCCCAACGCTAATTGCCATGCCAATGCTAACTGGGTCGAACATATCAACAAGCCGTCAGCACGCACGGGACAGCGTAGGAGCCATCCGCGTAGGTGTGAGACACATGGGTTGACGTGACTTTGGCGATGGTCTTGGAGCGCACGATGTCGTCGCCTTGGGGTTTAGCCGTACCGTCACCAGCCGACATCAAGAGATCACCCCGAGCAACCGTGACGCCTGCACCAATGCGGATCACCATGTCGCCCGTCATGGCAAGCAGGATGTCGTTGTAGTCGTCCTCAGTGCTGTCCCAAGCCACGAACACCCCGGCCACATCAGGATCACCTTCGACAGTGCTGACCTGAACGCAGTTAAGCTGTTCGTTGTCCTCGTTGTCCCAGTTTGACATCTGGTCAAGGTTCGACATGACCGTGCCTTTGAGGAGTTCAGGACGCGAGTTGTCTGGGAATTGCGCCCAGCGGGAGAGGTGACCACCGTTATAGCTGACAGTCGTGCCAGAAACGGAGATGGAACCTTCTGAAGCGCCACCCTGACGGAGGTCAATAAGAGTGCCATCATTTGTCTGGCGCATGACGATCAGCGGTGTGTTGCTGGCCCTAAAGAAGTTGCCCGCACCAGATGACCCAAGCTGAGCGCCAGTGTCGGTCGTGCTGGTCGTGCTGAGTGCCGTGCAACCTACGCTGAAAACACCGCTGGAGTCGATGCGGGCGCGTTCTGTGCCAACACCAGTTTCAAAAACCAGAAACCCATTGCCGGAATCAGTTGCGCCACGAACTAAGGTAGAGCCGTCTGTTTGATTGTAAAACAAAGAAGTGACGTTTTGAATGCCATTTCTAATTCGCAGACCAGCACTTGCAGCCACTGACAAATCAAGGATCGTTGATGGACTGCTCGTCCCAATCCCCACGTTTCCCGTAGAGGTAATCCTCATGCGTTCTGCTGTCGATCCACCAACCCCAGTGCCGAAAGTAAGATCAGCCGCACCCGTGTTGGCTCCCAATGTGCCAATGTAGGCATGAACTCCGGGGGCGTCAGTGTCTGAAGTGTACCACTCAACCGCACCAGTTGTCTGGCCCGAGACTAGGGTGGGGTCGTTGTCAGTAAAGCGCAGGCGGTTAGTTGCGGCAAGAATACCAAGCCCAGCGTTGCCACTTGCGAGTTCAAGTTTGGCTCCCGGAGCCGTCGTCCCAATCCCCAAGTTGCCCGCTGAGTCGATCCTCATGCTCTCAACGCCACCCTCCGAGAAGGCGATGGTGTCTGCCGCAGGGAAAAACATGCCAGTGTTGGTGTCGCCAGTGTTAGTGATTGAGGGTGCTGCGGCAGAACCATCATCAAAAGAAGCTTGACCAGTAAAAGAAGGGCCAGAAGAAACCTCCGACTCGATAAAAGCCGCAATCTGGGAGCCAGTTACCTTCTTCGACGAGCCGCTTTCGTTTACCTCAAACTCTTGTGTGCCTAGCGCAGCGGCAGCAGCCGTAAGTTGAGAGATTTTAATGTTAGCCATTAGTCAATCCTTTTCCATCCGCCATTCATGTGCCGATAGGTTTTTTCTGGTACGACCCACTGTCCGTCTACTTTAACGTAGGGTATTGCTACTTTCCAAGTGCCAGAGACTTCGCAGTAGACAACAGAATTAAAGGCAATATACGTAGGGGAGGCGACAACAGACCCTACTCCTGTGTTCTCCGTAACGTTGCTTGCAATTCGTGTACCACCATCCTCGGTGATCCTTACGTCGTCAGCTTCGGTTTCACGTACAGGGTCTTCTTCAAATGGACCAAAAAGACCTTCTGCGATATAGTGAGGTACCGCAGAGAAAGTACCTGAAGCTTGGACGTTTGTTGCACCTACGAACTTAAACCCTGCCACAGAGGCTATAGAACCCTCACCAGAGAGGCTAGTCGCACCGGGTTGAATCCTTACTCCTAAAGAGGAGAGTGTGCCTGTAGCCGTTCCTGCGTGAGCGCCTGCAGCAACTAGGTCACCATCTACGCTTGTCGTCCCTACGCCAGTAAAGTCTGCCCTACCGAAGAGCACCGCCTCACCTACAAGAAGAACACTCCCTTGTGAAGTGAGGTTGACGTTACCAGTAGCCCTAGTAGAACCGACAACAGAGAGGCTACCCTGTGCTGTCAGGTCTGCGAAACCATCCAGAAACTCTTCGGTAATCCGGCTATCACCGTCCTCGGTAATACGGAAGTCACCAGTTTCTGTTACACGATAACCCCCTGCCATTGAGTCCTCCTACCTAAAAGGACTAATTAGGCGATGGTAAGGTCGATGTTACCGATTGCAAATTCCAGAGTGTCGCCGTCAGCAATAGTCTTCGAAGTCGTCATCGAACCGTGCCACAGCAGGTTGCCAGTGGTCAGCGCATCATGGATACCGATATGGGTAATCGTACCCCAGCTACCGCCAGCAGCCGTAAAGGTCACAGCGCCTGAGTTAGAAGTTGTACCACCGGGGGTCGACGCTGCAGCAAACGCTACAGTCTGACGTGCATAGCCATTGCCCGATACTTCAGTACCACCGCCCGAGTCAGACGGAGCAGCAGTGTAGAGAGCAACATACCAAGCAGTAGGGCGTGTAGCCGAACCGTTAGTCATCATCCAATCAAGGAGTAGTTTTTCAGCGTAGTCGGAAAGAGCCGCCATGTTAAGATACCCTCTGGGCTATTGTTAGGTGGAAACTTTGGGTGTCAGCTACTGACTTTGAACCAGATATCACCTGACTTACCACCTGAGGGGGCCGAGGTGCTGATGGTGATTCTGTTGATAAGGGAAAATACGTCGACACCGTTAATTGTAAGGCCACCAGCATTCATGATGTCGTAGCCATTCATGTCGAAGTCAGCGTTCATAGCGTTAGGCAGACTACCGTCCAACGACACAGTGTTGTCAAAGGCATCACGCAGAGCTTGGAAGTTCTGGTTGATCTCCGAGGTGGAGTTGAAGCCTGACGTAATGTTGTTGATGGAAGGTTTCTTCGACATGACGTTATTGAACCTTAATCCCTAGACGCTCCGCATCCTCAGAGAGTAGCGACAGAGCTTGCTGATTCATCTCTTCTTCTTCCTTGGCTTTCAGTTTCTCTTTAGCCTTGGAAGCACTCTTGTCGTCAAGCCACCCACGCTCCAAGAGAAGCTTAGCAGCACCAAACGAAGAACGACCACCCGTACGCATCTCATCTGCAATAGAACGGATAGCCTCAGACTTGATCTTAACCTCGACTTCCTTACGCCATGCCTCTACGTCTTTCTTGATGTAGTTGCTATTGGACAGTTGAAGCCAAGTCTCCCACGAACCGAAGACAGCCCAAGCGAAGGTGTACTCCGTAGGGTCTGTGACACAGAACGACAAATACAGCTTACGCAAGGAAGTGTACGTCTTACCCTCACGCACAATGTCAGCTTCCTTGAGGGTGAAGATAACGTGCTCAGGTTCGAAGTACGAAAGCTCCCAGAAGAGAGACTTGGTGCGTAGCTTGCCTTGTGACGTACGTAGCTGGGTCTCTGTGAAGAGCAACGTGGTTATTCCTCTTTGTTTACGTAAGAACGAATCACTTAGTGGCAATTATACCACACTAGGTTCTAGTTTGTCAACCCCTACGTGATGAGCGGAAATCCGCCTATAGGGTACGACAAGAAAGAAGGGGCTTGACAGAAGTGAAAAACCTGTGTATAATAAAACTGTCCTTTGGCGGACCCTAGTATATAACTATAGTATTCTTCCCTCAAGGTTCACTCCTACGTTATACTTAAGGAGAAGCTACAGATTCTGCTATAGGTGGACCTAAGGTCAGACTGATGCAGATTCCTCAGGGACTACGTAGGCTACCACGTCTGTAAGATATCCAATACTTTCTTTACCTAAGCACTACTCACGCACCCCTATGGTTCACTCCGTAGGGGTTTTCTCGTATGCAGTACCAATCTCTGTCGTCCCCACTGAAGCGTAGCGTAAGAATACTTTGGCAGACCCTGTAGGTCTGGGAATTTTTATGAGAAAATCTTTAGGTGCATTTCATGAATATGGCATGGCCCCCTAGTCCCCCGCTCCCGGCAGGGACACCCCCTTGTGTTGCATTCGTGCCACGCATGTGTTGCACATGTGTCACAGTCCAGTAGGTGTTGCATAAGTATCACACATGTGTGGTATCAGGTTACCCCATGTTACATTATAACATTGCAGGTCAAATACCTCTCACACACATTCAATAACCCGCATGTATCTGATTCCATTCAAAGATTCATATGTGTGCATGTATGAACAGACCTGAACGATACACATTCGCATTCACGCATGGATGCACAAGTGTTATAGTATAACATTCCTTGCGTGCCTGAACGTATCATATTCAATCTTGTGAATGTATTCCTTACGTGTGCGCGCATGTGTTCCTATTCCGGCAAGCTAACGACAACCTAACTCGCGTCAGTCTGACACAAGAGAACGAATCAGGAACATCTATCTAATCCCTTTATTTTGTCGTCAAATATCAAATTCTTTTCTAACGTTTTCAATCACTTACAACTTTCTTTACGTCGTCTGCATTTTTCCTGTTGCGTTATCTGAAACCATGTAGTTAATTCAATTCAACGAAACGCAGAACGGATCAAACAACATGACCAAGCTATACAATCTGCCCCATGGGTTTTACGTCACAGAGGATAACATTCCCGGTGAATCCAATGGGTTTAACCTCTGGTGCAATGGTAAGTTTGTTTACTGGAATGAAAGCTTGGACAGAGTGTTCATTGTCTTTGGTCGCCACCTTGAAACTGTGAGAGGATAACAGATGTCATACGCAAACTATTTCTTCACTGGTGTCGTCAAGTCTGGTGACACCTACGTTGCACGATACGATGGTGAATGGGTCGGTTCTTTCCCTACGTGGGGCGAGGCTAACGCAGCACTAAAAGCTAGGGCGAGGCGCTAACATGTTCACTGCAGCACTACTAGTCGCAATCATGGCGGGCTTTGTTGGGCTTGTCGTCATACAGGATTGACAGAGTTTTGCCCCTACGGTTAAGCTTTAGGGGCAATGCTAAGGCAATCTTAAACAGAGAGGACATACCATGTCTTTTGTCGACAACATCCTGTCAGTCTATGCGCTGGCAACACCAGAAGAAATCCATCACGGAATGACGTGGTATGCTGAGGCGCAGGCTGATGCTCAGGCTATCGCTGACGATTGCGAATTGCCCTTGCATGTGGTGGTAGGTGTCATCTCAGCTTTGTCGCCAACCAACCTATGGGGGCAGAACGTCAAGGACGCAAGGCTGTTCTGCGAGACGTTTGTGAATGGCGGATACTATACGGATGTAAAGGCCAGCACATACAAGAAAATGTGGGAAAAGGCTTGGGCTATCCTTGAGGCGGTGCCTCTGGACTGTCAGCAAGTGGCGACGATACTGAACGGCCCAAAAATCACAGATTTCTTCTGGTGCATCATGGGGCATGATAATTGCGTGATTGATGGACATGCTTGGGGCATTGCATACGCTGATCGCAGGGTCATGCAAGAGGTGCCTAGCATTGGCAAGAAGGCACGGGCAGAGCTTCAGGATGCCTATCGTGTGGCGGCGCATACTTGGGGCTGCAAGGCATACCAGATGCAGGCTATCACATGGGTCGCATGGCGTCGTATTCACGGCATTAGCTAAGGGAAGGGGAAGGACATGGACTATAACGCAATCAAACAGGAAGCCAAGGCGCTGGCCCATAAGGCGGGGAAGGATTGGCTGGACAAGTACTATCATGGGCAAGATG